ATATTCATATTTATATTATATTATATATAAATAAATAAATAAAAATAAAAATTGATATATATTGAATATAGTAAATAATTATTTATTTTTCATAATTAAATAAATATGAAAAACGATATATATGATAAAAATTTGGCACAGGCGATTGCTCTATCTTTAGAAAATGTACATAAAGTAACTATAAATGATTATAAAAATGAAGATGTTGGTATTCGTTCAATATTTGTTTATGGTTCATTACGACCAGATGATAATAGTAATATGTCTTGGACAAAACAAGCATGTGATGGTATGAATTATTATAAATCTATAGTAAAAGATCATTGTTTGTATTTTGATAAATATGCTTGTGTAAAATCTAATAAACCTGGTAAACAGGTTATTGGTTACATTTTAACTCCAGATCCAAAAAGAAAAGATGTGAATTGGTTTGAGAAATTAAAATATTATGATTGGGTTGAAAAATATAATCTATTAAATAAGTCAAATAATTTATATAATAGAGAAATAACAGAGGCAATAAATATGACAACAAAAGAAAAAGTAAGTTGTTATATTTATATTAAAAATAATTGTTCAGAAAATAACGAAATTTTAGAAGGCGATTGGTTAAAAAGATAAACGATAAAAATAAGTCCTGAAAAGGAAGTTACAATGGAAAAGTTATTTTTTGATAGAAATTGAATTATAAAATTGATATTCTACAAATTTAGACAACAATCAATTTAAATAAAAAAATATACAATTAAAAATGTTTTCATTACCATGTTCATGTTTATGCTTTGAAAAATCTGAAGAAGAAAATTCTACAAAAATTTATATAAATCCTACACAAAAATGTAATGAATCGTCTGGAAGATTAGAACCAATTCAAGAGGAAAGAGATGAAGAAACTCTAAAATCGTTTGGAATTACAGATGATGAGATATCAAATTTAAAAAATGCTAAGAAGACAGATATTTCTAAAGCAATTAATAATGCTGAAATGGATGACTCTATGAGGGGGTTTTTACACAAATTTTTATCAGTTTAAACAAAAAATAAAATCGATAAATTAAAAATCTATATAATTTAAAAAAATACTACTTATTTAACAAAACACAATTAAAATTATGTTTTCATTAATCTCAGGTATTATGAGTTCAAGAAAAGGAGTAGCAAATAAAGCAAATAAAGTAGAAAAAATAAATGTAGAACCAGAAAAAACAAATACCATTCATTGTTTTGGTGGTAATAGAATTGTTGAGGAAAAAACAAATGTAAAACAAGAATTTTCTAAACCAATTGTAAAGGAATATACATCACAATCAGAAATTCGGAAAAGGAATGTTCATTCAGAACAATCTAACCGAGTATATGCTTTTGGTTGTAATCGTGTCATTGGTAATAATTCTAGTCAAATTAAAACTTCAGTGTTTGGATTTCCATTTGTAAAGTAATAAATTAAATTCGGGACTTAATTATTCATCAAACATATATTTAATTGCTTTGGTATATATATTTTCCGCAATACCATAAAATTTATCATTTTGTTTTGAGAATTTCTCCAGCATTACTCCAGCATTCATTTCTAGTACCATAAAATTATCATTATCATCTTGAACGATATCAATTGATGCAAATTTTATTTTAATAGAATTAGCAGCGAGTAAAGCCAAATTGTTTATTTTATAGTAACTATCATTGTCAATATCAATAGATACATTATTCCCATATTTTAGATTATGTTTCCATGAATATACAATTGTTTCATTTTTAGGAATGATATAATTTGGTGAATATTTTTTATCAATACATGAAATTATATCATGTTCAAATACATTTTTTAATTTATTTTTTAGTAATTTTATAAGTGTTGTTTTACCATCACCAATAATGGTACTTTTAGATTTACAATAAATTAATTCAACTTGATCGTTTAATACAATAACTCTGAATTCATTTTTTAACGATTTAAATGGGGATATAATAAAATCTTTTCGTAATTTCCATAAATTTTTAGCATATTTAATAGTATCTTTTTCATTTAAACAGTGGTAGACATCATTACCAGATGTTCCAGTATTTGGTTTAATAACAATATTGCCATTAAATTTATTAAAAGAGGATTTAACTTCTTTTTCTAATTTATCGTAATCATTTTCCAAATATACATAGATTGAAAAAAAATCACAAGGTATATTTGGAATATCGTAATGTGATAATATTAATGAACATGCGTGTTTATCATCACAATTCATTTTTGACATACATGAATTTATGTCAAAATTATATCCGAAAATTTGTTTAATTTTATTATTTTTTTTTAATAAAATTATCCAATTATTTGATAAGTAATTGATTTCGATATTGAAATCAATTGCAACTTTTTCTACGATTTTTTCTAAATTTCTTTTAGGAAACATTTAATAATAAAAAAAATATTCAATTTTTATTTAGAATGATGAAGCAGCACTCAATGAAACATTTGTAATAGAACAATTAATGTTATTTTTTAATCCAATTCTTACATAAAATACAGCAGAACTGCCAGTACCTGATCGAATAAAACAATCTCTCTGTGAAGCCGTAGATGTTGTACTATTAATACATCTTGTTCCATTAGCACCTGACCCAACACCATTCACGCCAACAGCGTTTGAACAATTTAGCCACCCCGTTTCATAAGCAGAATTTCCAGTAACTTTTAGAAATAATTGATGATTTTCAGCATCAAATTGTGAAAAATCAATTGTTAATCCAGATTGTGTTAAAGTTAAACGAACACGTTCATAAGTTCCACTGCTGATAGCACCAGTATATTTTAAGGTATGATATCTGTAACTAGAATCACTCGTAATACCAGAGTAATCAGGTAATGATATCCCTCCTGGGAAATAGAATCCAGAATAAGATTTATATCCATTTGATCCAGCAGAAGTTGGTGATTTATAACTTCCACTTATTAATTGAAGTTCATTAACATAACTAGCGTGTGAAGATATATCTTCATCATGGTTATATGTATCACCAGCATCAGTAGCTCCAGTTCCAATACTTGGATAATCACCAGAACCAGAACGAACATGTTGTCCCGATGAATTGGAAGAATTACCAGAAGATGTTCTATCGTTATTAATAGAATTGGTATCAATTCTTAATTTTTTAGTCGAGCCATCTGCTGTAGAAACATATGCATTTGAAACATTAGTTGCTCCATTGGGAGAATATAATGAATATGGTGTAACATGAATTTTAAAATCTTCATCAAATTTGTTATCGGCACTACTGGTAAGAGAAATAGCGAAATCATTAAATTGTATTTCTTCAGGAGTGCTTGATGCTGCTAATAGTGTTCCACTAGTATTATGTAAAGTAGTTGATGTTTGATATTTATTACTTGTTGGGGCAGTATAATATTTATGTGTAGCACCAATATCTGTTTGATCAATAGTTAAAGTTGAACTCATAGAACTATTACCAGAAGTTTTAACGATTGCGGTAGTATGTTTTCTATTAGAATTTAGAAAATAATTAGCAATATCAGTTTGATTCCATTGTAATGTAAAAACGGCATTTGTTTTGAATGTTGGAACTCCTGAAATTCTTTGGACACTGCTACTATTACCTTCAGATACAATTGCAACATTATTAACAGCGGTTGCGGTATTAGAATCATCAATATAAAATTCAATTTGATTAGTTTGAGTAGTTGAACCACCTGTTGGTATTTGTTTTAATCTTAATGAATAAGAATTTGTAGATGGTGAATAATTGGTAGATGTATTTAATGCTTGGGCATAAAAATCTATTCTTCTCCAAAATCCAAATTGATTATTATTTGAGCTAGTAGAATAGTGATCTCTATCATCTGATACAACTAAACGAATAATATTTCCACTATCATCATGATTTCCATTAATACTTGCTTGACCATAACCTGGAGTTGTAACATCTGTTTCATTAGAAGTATAAGAACTTGTTGCTCCACCATAAGCGTAAATTGTACCAATAGATGCTGATGCGTCACCTGGAGTAACATTTGTTTGAATATCACTAGCACTAGTTGTTCTGATCGGTTGACTAGAATCATTAACTATATTAAAATTAATAATATTGCTACCGAGTGATGTACCACTGAGACTATAAGCATTTGAGTAAGTTCCTTTAAGAGTATTCAAATTATAAATGGCAGTAGAATCTGCTGTACTCAAAAATCCTGGTTGTGATGGTTGACTTGTAGTTGCTGTATTTGTGGTAGAATAATTTCCAAAACTTGGATTAACAGCATTTTTACCTTTTACTTTCATTGTGTAAGTAGTTCCATGATTTAAAGAAGTAATATTTTTACTAGTAGTTTGATTACTTCCAGATACAGTTCCGGTTGAAATATCATTAGTATGGGTCAAATTACCACCATAACGAACTGAAGATGTTGCTACATAATTAACTTCATATTCTTCAATTAATGGTTCGGACTGAGTTCCTACGGTAGTAGAATCATGATCAGCAGGTTTAGTCCAAGAAGTATTAATTTGGGTAGTACTTGCTGTTGTAGCTGAAAAATTTGTTGGAATATCTGGTGGTCCAATCCCATCTGTACCTAAATTAAGAACTGTTAAATATTTAAGAGTTCTTCCACTTTGTTCATTTACACCATATATTCTAAAATCATAAAGAGTTTGGGTTTCAATTGTATATTCTTTCCAAGTAGTTCCGTCCATACTACTATTTGAACCATCGACATATACTTCTAAACGGTTACAAGAAACAGCTGAACCAACAGCAATTGAGCCTGTATTAATTGTAACTGTAGATGAATGTGCCCAATCTTGACTAGTATTAAGACTACTTTTCACATAATCAATTCTTATTTCAGAAATTTGTGGTACATAAACGTTATAAAATCCCAATTGTTTTTGTGTAATATTTGTCCATTGAATGAAAACTTTCATAGTATCTTTATCAGAGGATGATAATGTTGGTGCAGGTGGTGTATCAAGAAGATATGTATCTAACCATTTGTCAATCAATTGAAAACCCTCAACATTTTTAGTAGTATTAGTAATACCTGTTCCAGTAGTTCCAGTAAAAGAAGTATTATTTAAATTTGGGAAAATCCCAACGGATGCTCTTGAATTGCCGATAGGAAATTCAACGTGACCGGTAGAATCTATTACAAGTCTTTCATTACCATTTGTATAAAATTTTAAGTCATCATTATCAACACCAGCAGAAGTTTCGGCACTTATATAAGTATCTTGATCAACATCAATTACACCTCCAAGTGAACCCCAAGAATTTCCTGCTCCAAATCCTTCAAATTGATCAGTGGTAGTATTATATCTAACATATCCTTTATGAGAACTGGTTGTTGCCGTTGGTCTTTGTGCCGTTGTTCCGTGTGGTAATCTATAAGAATCTGTTCTATTAGTATCTAATGATACTACTTGTGAAGCAAATCCAATACCTATATTACCATTTGTATCAACTGAAAACTCAGTATTTGTTGGACCAATCGCAAGTTGTCCTGTTGTAATTTTACCATTTGGATAAGACATTATTTATATTTATATTTATTCATTATAAAAAATAACATATAAATACGAATACTTTATTTAATTTATAAATGTATAATTTATTCTATAACAAGTTTCTCAATTTTATCTAATCTTCTTTGGTGTCGCCCTCCTTCATATTGAGTATTAATAAATGTATTAATAATATCGATTGCTGTTTCAATATTTAATATTCTTCCACCCATAGCAATGACATTAGCATTATTATGTTTTTTAGCCATTTCAGCAGTATATTTATTATGACAAAGGGCACAACGAATATTTTTATATTTATTACAAGAAATAGAAACTCCTATACCAGTTCCACATATGACTATACAAAATATATCTTGTTGATTATTAGATTCTCTATATTTAATAATATTATATTTACTTATTAAATTATAGCAAATATCTGGATAATCTACACTATCTTTATTATATACTCCAACATCAATTATAGTATATGATGTGTATTCTTTTTCTAAAAAATTAAGAATATCCTGTTTTAATTGTAATCCACCATGATCAGAAGCAATTATTATAAATCCCATATATATAATTATATATATATAGATGAATATATTAATATTTATATATATATAAATAATTATTTTGTCGTATGTTTATCCTAAAAATTATATTTATATTAATAAATAATGAGTACTCATTTATCAGGAACATTAAGTAATTTAGAAAAAACAAATTTATTATTTAAAAAACTACTTGGAAAGCCAAGTACATTAACTGACAGAGAATTTTTTCAAGAACCAAATCGTCCTGCCCGTACAAATGTATTTCAGAGTCAAATTTTTAAAGATGATATACCAGTAACAGCATCTACTAGTCTAACTAGTTTAACTGATACAAGTTTAGATGATAATGGTAATACATTAGCTGGTTCATATGTTGGAAAAACTGACGGCATTATAAAAAGATATATTAAAATTCCACTTACATCAATTGACGGAACTGATGGAAAAGCATATGAAGCATTAGAAGCGACAACTTCTCATCCATCTGGAAATAATAATGATGGTTCGGGTGGAGCAAATGGAACATCTGGTACTTATGATCGTGTTACACAAGATACAATACCATTTAATTTTGATACAGGTGGTTCTTATGAAATAAAGTTATATAAATCAAATGGGCAAGAAATACCATTTGGTTATTCTGGTGGTGAATGGATATATGATTATGAATCAGGAATTGTTTCTTTTTATGAATATAGTAATATAAGTGGTATAGATGAAAGTAATCCTCCATTAGTTTCATTTTATCGTTATATTGGTGAGAAAGGTGTTTCAGTTAGTACGGTTAATAAAACTGTATTTGATGCTGGTGATAAGACTGGTACGGGCGATGATATTACAGCGGCACAAATTGATACTCGTGATTTGTCTACATTAGGATTAAGTGCTTATAGTCAGGCATTTCAATTTGGTGGAAATTATAATGGTTCTTGGAGAATGGTTGTTTCTGGTGGTAATGGAAATCAAGCAGAAACCAAATTTCGTATACAGGTGAGAATAGATGGTTCTTGGGTTGATAAAATGGTTACAAAACAATCTTAATCTTTATGTATAGTAATTTTCATCTGGAAATGATACATTTGAACCATTCCAGAGAACCCATTCATAAGGTGCAACACATCCACCATTTTCAGATTTTTCTAAAGCAACAATATCATCAACATTTAAATTATATATTGAATGATAAGTGATATATCCATTAGGATTAAATAAATTTCTTTCGACACATACAATATTTTGTTTTTTGGAGATTAAATTTTTTAATTCATTTAATGAGGTAACATTACAATATACTTTTTTCATTTTGAAAATATTTATATTTTTTTATAATAATATCAATTTTTTTTAATATAAAAAAATATAAAAATATATATATAATTGATAATATACAATGAATAATTTTGATTTATTAACAACTAATAAATTTGTTGAAAAGGGAGTTTATAATTTATCAACTGATCAGAAAAAAGAAGATTATCTAAGAAAAAGGATGGAATTTAGAATGTTTATGGAAAAAAAAAAAAGTAAATTTACAATGGGTGCTTCTGGTCAATTTAATGATGATATGGATATAAATGATTTAGCAAATTCAAATGCCATAGATTTTAAAGTAAATCCAAATCCTATATCAGAAGTAAAAAAAACAAAATCTAAAACATTTAATCGTCCATCTTCTGTATCGATTGATAGTCGAGATAGAGATATAAAACTTTATCCTGAGGCTAATAATTATAAAATTAAAATGAATAAAGCATTTGTTAATATATCAAGAGTGGCATTAAAGAGTACAGAATTTCCAAATACACAACAACTTGTTAGAGCAACACCAGTTGCTATAGCAAATAATATCATAGCGTGGCAAAATGAAATAGATACTCTTACCATGGATGGTTCTACACCAGTTCCAAGTTCTGGATATATTACTTACAAAACTTCTATTGAGGCTGGTAACTATGATGCTAGTTCATTACAAAAAGAAATCCAAGCAAAAATGAATGCTGTAACAAGAGTAGTATATACAACTAATGAAAGTAGTACAACTACATCATTAAAAAATCATACATTTACAGTCATAGTTGATCCTATAACAGACAAAACTGAAATTACATCTGTAGAATTTAACAATTTTAGTAATGTTCTTCATACAAAAGATGGAGAATCGAAATTATATTTTGCTCAAAAATTAGATGATGAAGGTGATACATTAGTTGCTCACGGATTTTCTACAGGTGATCGTATTTTCATAAAAGATGCTAATGATATTGGTGGTATTGATGATAGTGAAATTTCTGGCGAACATGTTATTACTTTAGACAAAGTTGATTCTATAACTAATGTAGCATTTGATGGAACAACAACGCCACAACCTGATTTTGTATGGTATATAAAAACTAGTACAAAAGCATCTTTATCTGTATCATATGCTGGTGGTACTTCTGTAAAAATTGGTACTGGTATTAGTTTCCGATTAAAATGGGATTTATCTAATACACTTGCTTCTGTTCTTGGATTTAAAGATAGTATTTTTCCAGCAAAATTATATGATAAATTATATTTAGCTGATGGTATTACACCAGATACATCACAATATTTTAGTGCTTCTCCATCTAATGTTATAAAAATAACATCTACTGTAAATAGTTCAACTTTAATAGTTGAGAAAACTTCACATGGTTTAGTTGATAATGATTTTATTGCAATAGATAATTGGCCAACACAATATAGTGTTGGAGGAATTTTCCCAACAAAAATTGACTCGTTATTAACAAATAATACTTATGAAATAAAAAAACTTAGTGATGACAAATTTTCTTTTAATTGTGGTACTACATCAAATAAAGCTCAAACTCAAGAATTTAATGGACAATTACAAAAGGAAGGGGATACATATATTCCATTAACAATTTTTGAACTTAATACAACTGAAAGTTTTGCATTAATTGTTAATAATACAGAGATAAAGAGTAGATTAAATATATATAAAATTGTAGCTATATCAACTACAGCAGTATATGTTTATTTTACATCAGACCACGGAATGTCTGATGGTGATAGAATTTTTATAACTTTTGATGGAAAATATGGTTATACTGTTTCTGATCCTCGTTCTGATGATCAAATTAAAAGTGCTGCTGAAGTATCCAATCCATCTGGATTTGTGATACAAGAAATTGATACTTCAATTGTAAGTATTCCTTTGTCAGAGTTTCCAGATTGGACATCAGTATGGGATACTGTATTTGGAAGTGGCGAAGAGCCTGAAAGTGACAAAACTTATGCAACTGCAATAGTAAAACAATTAAGTAAAGGTATTAATTTAGATGGTGAAAATTATTTATATTTTTGTATAAATGAATTCCCTGCTATGACTGTAAGTAGTTCTATCGATACTGGTATATTTTATAAATTAATTTTGAATGGTGCTCCTGGTAGTACTTTATTTAATACGTTTGTAGGAAATGCTTTTGTTCCTCAAGAAGGTTTAATGGCAAAATTAGAATATTTAACAATTTCTTTTCGAACACAAGAAAATAATCTGTTTCAATTTAATAATGCGGAACATTCTTTTACTTTAGAAGTTACCGAAGTAGTTGATTTACCAGAAAGTAGTGGTATGAGTTCTAGAAGAGGCAAATAAGTCAGTCCAGTCCGTTACATTAACCTTTCTTAACATTAATTAATTAACATTAAGAGGTCTTAGGACACGTAACCTGC